CGTCCGCAAGACGGTTGCGATCCCCGGCGGTGACTCTGCTGAGTTCGCGGTCGGCGGTGGTCAACACCTCGACATTAAGGCATCAGCGAATGTCGCGCCCGCCGCAGAACTGCCAGTCGGCGCTGACGTGGTTGAGCCAGTTGCTGAACCGGTCGCCGAAGATTCCGGCATCGTACCGGGCGGCGATGAAGATTGCGGCGACGGTACCGGGCGAACCAACCTCGAAAAAGCCGCCGATGTTGAAGCAGACTTGACCCGTGATGCGCTCGCCGCACAGGGTGCGAGTTTGTTTGACGACCCGGCATAACGGGAGTAGTCTCCGGGGGTGTGCCTTTCACGCCCCTTGGAGACGACTATGAAATTCTGGCTTTGGGTATTTGTATTCACGACTGACGGTACCACCAAGTTCGACGTTGAATATACCGACTTGCCTGCGTGCCTTGTCGCAATGAAGCAGACCGAGAAGGAGCTGCTGGCGAGAAAAACTCCGGGCTTCATACTTGCGTGTCAGGAGTACCCGATCCCGAAAGATACGAGCTTGCGAGAACCAAAAAATAAACCAGAGATCAAGACGTGACAGATGAGAAAAAAAGACCGCCCCCACCGCCGCCACCGCCTGAAGTCAACGAGCCTGAGGTCCTAGGAGTGATGTCAGATGGCACCTCAATAATGTACGTACAAACAGCATTTTGGGTTGCGTCATACGTTCAGATGCGCGCACGGAGAGGGGACTTTACTGAAGACCAACTAATTGAACAGTTCGGGGTGAACGTGCGACGATGCATCAATCCCAACTGGAAGCCGGAGGGCTAACTGTGTTCACAATCAGATTTATTCAACCAGACGGTGTTTACCGTTCGTATTCAGTAGTCAGTTACCAAGTCACGCGGGAGGGCAGCGGTAACGCGGAGGTGTCGCTCTCGCGCAAGCTCAACTGCCAAGACAGCGTGAGTGAGTATGTCGGGCAGGGAGAGACGTTCGACGTTGCGTACGTCACGAACCTTGAAGGTAAGACCATCGACGTGATCAGGCATAAAGCAGATGAACCGAAGAATTAAAGCGATACTTGCGACGCTCCCATACCGGGAGATGGTCGAGCTGGCGCGGGAGATCGACTCACAGCTTACTACTAGACGTGGGTACGATGCGGAGGCTATCGCTGAAGTGCTGACCGGACTCGCTGCGAACGAGGACACCGAGTTTGTGAAGAAAGAACGGGCGATGGTTCACCAGATGTTCACTCGCAAGAAGCAGATCGTGGTGCAGCCCTACGAGAACGGGTTCAAAGTTTCAATACCAGCGCAGAATATCGACGTTTACTGCGATGACGTAAGAGAGGGTATCTCTCAGGCGCTGGACAACCTAGTCGCAATACGGTGTATGAGCTAATGCCCAGAAAATCGATGAACGGAGTGCGACTTCACTTGATTGTGACCCTGCCCCAAGATCGCGAGCTTGAGAAGATCGTGAAGAAGACCGGACTACCGAAATCCGAAGTTCTTCGGCGAGCTATCGACTTTTACCTCGGCCAACAGAAATGAAATACACGGCTGTGATCATGATTCCGATAGCGGTCGAGTTTGAGTCGACTGAAGACCCGAATCAGGTCCGAAATACGGCTGCGGAAATCGCATCCCGGCAGCAGTCGGTAAAAGCAGGAGAGGAGGTGTATCAGCCACGACTGATGGGCGCATATCCGACGAAAAAGCCGGTAATTTCGCCACTCGTGTTTGATCCGCCGCCGATGGCCGCATGAAAGACGACTACTGGATAGTTCGCGACGACATCGGGATAAAGTGCTTCCCGAGGGCCGGATCGACGACCATATTAACGACATACGGGTATAAGCAGTCCGCAGTCGGCTTTATGTGCGCCAGCCGCAGGTATGTAGTCGTACGAGACCCTGTTGAACGCCTATGGAGCGCGTTTCAGCTGTATCAGACCAACCGCTATACAGACGTACCAGAACTGCAGCACCTGAACGACCTGATGCGCTACATTCTGTTACGCAAGGACGAGGAGATTGACAACCACTGCCGAAGCATGACAGCGCTGCTGGAAGGGTACGAACCGAAGGATGGCGAGCTGGTCGAGATGCGCCACTTTCTGAATAACCCGCCGACCAAACTCAATCCGGCGCACGAGGGGTTATGGCGTCGTCAGAGCCGGAACAGAATGGACCTTGGCGGAATGGACCACGATTTATACATGGAATGGATTGGCAGGTATAACGATGATGTCGAACTCTACAAAAAAGCAACCGGACAAGCCTGACCCGATGAGCGGGGTGGTAAACCCTGATTTACTTGTGGACCATCTTAGGAAAGGTGACTACTCTTACATTCGTGGTTCACTGCAGGTATTAGAAAGGAAACCGCCAAATCCTTTCATAGTGCCCATCCTAAAGAAAGCATTGGAGCGTTTACGTGGCTGATACACCATGGACAGGCAAACCCGAAGACGTTCGTGACGCCAATCCGAATTCACTGAACTTCATTACGCCGCCGACTGTCGGCAAGTTCATGCTGGACAATTCTTTCGTTCGGTTGATCATGGGACCCGTTGGTTCCGGAAAATCAGCCGGATGCTTCATGGAGTTACTACGCCGTGCCCGACTACAAGAACCTAATGCACGAGGAGTCCGACAAACCAGATTCGCCATCGTGCGCAACACTTTGCAGCAGCTGCGGCAGACTTGTCTCGCTGACATTCAACTCTGGCTTTCTCCAATTGCCCACTACCGAGTTACAGACGCTACAATTCAAGTACGTCTCAAACTGCCTGATGGCACGTCAGTGGAGTCGGATTGGATGCTTATTCCACTGGATACTAAGCAAGATCAGCAGAGGCTCCTTTCGCTCAACCTTACCGGCGCATGGATCAGTGAGTTTCGCGAAATTGATATTGGACTCATCGACGCGATCTCTGGTCGTCTTGGGCGCTTTCCCTCTAAAGCAATCGCCAAGCCTACATGGTTCGGTATTGTTGCTGAGTCAAATCCTCCCGATGAAGATAGTGAGTGGTATACTAAACTCGAAATCGAGCGCCCCCCGAATTGGGCGTTTTTTAAGCAGCCCGGTGGACTCGACGACGATGCGGAAAACGTAGAGAACCTACCCGACAACTATTACCAGAATCTGGAAGACAACAACAATCCGGACTGGTCGCACATCCACGTTCATGCGCAATACGGCAAATCGCTCGGCGGTCAAGCGGTATTTCGTTCCTCGTTCAATCCCGGCTTCCATATCGTCAAAGGTGACGACTTACTGGTTAACGAACATATGCCAATAATGATTGGACAGGACTTTGGTAGAACGCCTGCGAGCTTAATCGGTCAGATTGACGCCCGAGGCCGACTCGTCATCTTTGACGAGTTAGTGTCAGAGGATATGGGTATCGAGCAGTTTGCAGTGACACTGCTCCGGCCCAAGCTCATGGAGAAGTACATGGGCAAGAAGATATTCATGGTTGCTGACCCAAAAGGGCGCGACAAATCACAGACCAATGAAGACTCACCCTTTGACGTATTGAAGCGACTGGGCTTTGACGTGTACGCAGCTCCAACCAACAATATCGACCCGAGACTTCGTGCAGTAGAGCAATTATTGCTACACCAGAGCGACGGTGGGCCGCAACTAATGATCTCGGACTCTTGTGGGCATTTAACTCAAGCCATGAAATACTGGTACCGTTATAGGCGGAAGCAAACGGGCGTCTTGGAAGATAAGCCTGAGAAAACGCATCCGTGGTCAGACGTTGCAGACTGCCTTCAGTATATGGCACTGAGTACAAATGCGAATTACTTGGGTCGCGTAATGGCATCGATGAACCCGCCAAAGCGACGGCCATCTCCGCCAGTTGGTTCTTGGACTTAATCTTCTTTCGGTTGGTCGATGATGACGTGTTCGACGGCATCTCTACCGCCGCCAGTGTTGATGTGGATTTCAACATTGAATCCAGTACCTCCGGCACCAATCTGGCCTTCCTGTTTCCCGCCTTTTTGCGCAAGAACAGTAAGCTGCTTGATGCTATCTAGTTTGTTACTCGCCGCGCCTTCTTTGTCGTGAATGATGCTGTCCAGAACGGGCATCGCGTCTTCGAGCAGAATCTCTGCCTTGAGCATGATCCGCTTCCCTGCGTTCATGTCTCCGGAGAAATTCCCCATCGCATCCTTGAGCATTGACCGAAATGCGGGGTTGGTTTTCAGCTTATCCCACTGCGCATCGGTCAGCTCGTATTTGAGTTTGATTCCAGCTGAATC